GAATACGGCAGTATGCTGGGCGTCTCTCCGAAGGTGGTTATATCCGCCGATAAGGTCGCCGACAAGCGGGCGGCACGGGCCAAGGCCGAACAGGATAAGGTCATGGCGGACCGGATGACGCAGGCTGCCGGGGCTGCCAAACTGCTCAGTGAAACCGGCGTCGGAGAATCGACGGCCCTGAACAGGTTGCTCGGATCATGAGTGAAAGCCAGGTTGACAGGTTACGCCGTGAAGAGCTGGACGACGTTAAAAGCGTCATGGGTATGGCTGGAGGTCGCCGGTTTATCTGGCGGATACTGGAACAGGCCGGGATATTCGGGAGCCTGTTTTCATCGGACCCGTTATTGATGGCGGCAAAAGAGGGGCAGCGCAACCTGGGATTGATGGTTTTCACCGACATTATCGAGGCGTGCCCGGAGAAATATTTGACGATGGTTAAGGGTGTACAGGAAAGGGAGGGCAGGAAGCATGAGAAACAAACTGAAGAAATGGCTTAAAACAGTCGTTTTGTTCCCGGCAATGCTGTTGCTGGCCGTTGATGCTGGCGGCGCTGAACAGGCACCGGAGTCGGCGGCACCGTCTGCAGGCGGGGAAACCACCGAACCGACAAGCGGCGAATCAACAGAGGCAGCAGCGGCAACAGATGGAGAACAAGGCAGCACCGAAGTAACCAGCGAAGAAGCCAAGGCGACAGGGGCACCGGAAACGTACGAACCGTTCGTACTGCCGGAAGGTATCAAGGATGAACTTGGAATGCTCGGTAAGTTTTCCGAGATCGCCAAGGCCAAAAACCTGTCACAGGCCGATGCGCAAGAGCTGGTGGATTTCTACCACAAGGAGATGTTTTCCGCGCAACATGACAAGATTACCCGCCAGTGGGACGCTCTCAAGGCATCCTGGTCCGAAACAGCCAAGACCGATCCGGAGATAGGGGGCGTCAATTTCGAAAAGAACCTGGCAGTGGCACAACGGGCAATCAAGACCTTTGCCACGCCGGCACTTGAGGAAACTCTCAGCCAGTACGGCATGGACAGACACCCCGAAATGATCCGCATGTTCTACTGGATAGGCCAGCAGATCAAGGAAGACGACAAGCATATCGGGGGCGGCGATGGCGGTAACCTGTCGCCCGAACAGAGAATGGCGAAATTATATCCCAAATCCCAACATCAATAGGACCGTCGTGAGACAGGACCGAAAACATTCACCGTCGTGACGACAGGTGAGAAAGGAATTACACCATGGCAATTTTATCCGTACTGAATCCCACTCTGCTTGATGTAACCAAACGTCTGGACCCGCAGGGCAACATTGACATGATTGCCGAACTGCTGGCCGAGACAAACGAAGTGCTGGAGGACATGACCTTCATCGAGGGCAATCTGCCCACGGGCCACAAGACAACCGTACGTTCCGGTCTGCCCGAAGCCACCTGGAGAAAACTGAACTACGGTGTTCAGCCCTCCAAGTCCCGCACCGTACAGGTCACTGACAACTGCGGTATGCTGGAAGCCTACGCCGAGGTTGACAAGTCGCTGGCCGACCTGAACGGCAACTCTGCCGCCTTCAGGCTTTCCGAGGATCGCGCCTTCATTGAGGCCATGAATAAGGAAATGGCACAGACGCTGTTTTACGGCAACGAGGGCAGCGAGCCGGAAGCATTCACGGGTTTTGCACCTCGTTTTGGTTCCAAGACCGCCGAGAACGGCAGCAACCTGATCGACGGCGGCGGGGTCAACGGTCAGACCGATTGCAGCTCTATTTACCTGGTTGTGTGGGGACCGAATACCGTACACGGTATCTACCCCAAGGGGAGCAAAGCCGGGTTGCAGACTCAGGACCTGGGCGAGCAGACGCTTCTGGACGCAGCTAACGGCCGCTATCAGGGTTACCGGACTCACTACAAATGGGATACCGGCCTGACGGTTCGCGACTGGCGCTATGTTGTCAGGATCCACTCCATTGACAACTCGACCCTGACTAAGAACGCGGCCAGCGGTTCGGACCTGATCGACCTGATGACTCAGGCCCTGGAGATCGTGCCCTCTCTGACCCTTGGCCGTCCGGTGTTCTACTGCTCGCGCAATATCCGTTCCTTCCTGCGCCGGCAGATCACCAACAAGGTCGCATCCTCCACCCTGTCCATGGACACCGTTGCAGGCAAAAAGGTTGTCTCGTTCGACGGCGTACCGGTCAAGCGCTGTGATGGCATCCTCAGCACTGAGGCGTCTCTCAACTAATCAAAACGCAGCGGTGCCGGTGGCGGTGCCGCTGCTTACGAAAGGAATCCATTATGCTTATCGATAAAATGAATGAATTTGCAGACGCAGCTTCTGCCGTTGTAGGCCTCGGCTTGACCGTCGTAATCGGAGACGTGATCGACCTGGGCGCAACCCCTGTGTTGCGCGACATCGGCAACGGCGAACAGATCTATCTGGTTATCCAGGTCGATACAACGGTTGTCGGGGCCAACTCCACAACTCAGTTCAAGCTGGTGTCCGACTCGACCGACAATCTGACCACCTCCCCGACCACGCATTTTGCAACCGCAGCTATCCCGGTCGCGACACTGGTAGCGGGATACACCGTCTGCCAGGTGGCCCTGCCGAACGGGGTAAACTACGAGCGGTATCTGGGCGTCACGGCCACCAACGCAACCGCAGCCACCACGGCCGGCAAGGTGAACGCGTTCCTGACCAACAATCCCGCCAACTGGGCTGCTTACTCTGATCAGTTCTAAGGAGATATGACATGCTCGTAAAAGCGAACAAGGTGGTTTTTATTGACGGATTCAGGCGGCGGGTCGGCGAAGAGTTCGAATACAGCGGGAAACCATCCCCACATCTGGACCCGCTGGAAGGGTCCGCCCCTGCCACTGTTACCGTGGAGGCTTACGAAGGTCTGACCGACGAAGACCTGCGCATCAAGCTGGCGGAGATCAACATCAAGACCGCCCCGCAGACCGGGCGCAAGAAGTTGATTGCATTGCTGGAAGAATCGTCCGGCAAGGTAAGCGGTTCCGCTCCTGCGGAAGGTGAATGACAACCAGGGGGGTAGGTAACTGCCCCCCTTTTTTTCAAGGAGCATCGAAATGATGGATACAGCCGGCAGCATGGATGAGGCCCTGGATTATAAACCGACGATTACTCTGCAAGGCAAGCAGCTCCTCCTGCAGAAGATCGAGATAACCGATGTTGCCGTGGGGCAGGAATTCGTTTTTGCAGCCACGGCCAGGATAACCGGCATCAACCAGTATGACCACGGCGAGGGCGAAGCAGAGAACAGCGTCACCTTCGAGTTGTCGGGCATCAACATGCAGTCGTCGGAGTCCGACCAGTTGGCCGGCGTCATGTACCCCAACAGCCCAAAACCCGACAGTAAATGAGCCTGACAACCCTGCTTAACTCGTTGCAGCAAAGCAGCCCGCTGGCCGGGTTCCTGATCTGCCACACCGACAACACCAACGATGTCAAATATTACGGCTATCAGTCGTTTCAGGGTGCTTGGTACATCATGCGGGAAGATACGCCGAACGGTGTCTATACATACTGTTTCGGAGCCTCGGGGTACTCTGCCGCGTGGGCGGGCCGCGCGGCTCTGACATACTCGCTGCCCGCCGAAGGATAACCAGCCATGCCCAACGTAAAACAGCACACCCTTTTACAGCTTTTCCACATGGCGCTCGGGCGGATCGGCGCGGCCAAGACCATCATTGCCTTCACCGATAATACCGCTGAAGCGAAGATCGGCAGCCTGGTCTATCGCGGGGCAATCGAGCGAGTGCTGCACGACTTCAAATGGTCGTTTGCCACCAAGTTCGCCGCACTCGTACCGGTTGTCAGCCCGCCCGTAACAATGCTGGGCGGCTGGGGCTATGCCTATCAGTACCCCGCTGACTGCCTGTACGCCCGGGCGATTAGCGGAGATGAGCGCATCCCTTATCGTATCGTCAGTGATGAGGCCGGTACCGGGTCGGTGATTCTCTGTAACATCCCGGACGCGACGCTGGAATATACGTTTATCCCGGCTGGGATCGAAGACGCCACACTGGGGCCAGCCGGTGACGCGGGGCTGCCATGACCTACAACCTGATCACGCTTTTCAATCTCGCGCTTCGACGGGCCAAGAGCCTGGCCACCCTTGATGTGGTGAGCGTGGCCGGGGCCGAGAAGATCCGCCCGCTGCATGAGGCACAGATCGTGCTGGACAGGTTCCAGACGGTACTGCAGAGGGTCTGCTCCGAGTTCCCCTGGGCCTTTGAGACCGTCCGGATGGAAGTGGTAGCCACAACCGGGCCGACCGAAGAAATGAGCGGCTACAAATACGCATACCAGCTGCCCGCCGACTGTATCCGCATGGGGCGGGTGATTCAAACGACCCTGCACGGATACACCGACCTGCCGCACAGACTGGTTTCCCATAACGGGGACATGGTGATACTGACCACGGAACAGGCCCATATTGTGGAATATCAGCGGCTGCACAGACTGATGCCCGACAGCCTGGCAGAAGCAGCACTCTAGGAGCAATTAGATGCCCATGACCTACGGAACACGCATCAGGTGGAGTAAGGACGGCAGCCAGCTGTATACATCTGCCGTCAACGTAGCCCCCGGCAAAACCCGTGACCTGGCATCACCCCTGTTTCTGGACGGGATCGCAGATACAGCCAATATCGTTTCAGGCGGGTATGTACTCATCAACCTGCCTACGCCGGTCAAGCTGGCCAGGCTCGGTATCAGGTGGGGTGCTACCACTGTTAACGGCGTCACTATCGATGTTTCCTCAAACAGTGCCGACGGATTCAGCGGGGACTGGATCACCATCTACGGACCTGGACCGATCAGTGCTGTTACTGCATCACCAGTAGAGATCTACGCTGGCAACGGGGAAACA